CTTATACATAAAGCGTTGTAGGTATGGACGTATAGTAGCAGAGGTAGCATAATAGGTTGGGCCATCTGGTATCTCCAACTTGTATGTACCACCAGACACAACTTCCACTTTAACTTTTTTACCATTAATGGTTTCCTCACCCATGATAGGTGAATGGTTGATGCGTAGTCGAGCAAGCGTACTCGCCTGAGACTTCTGTTGAGTATCAACATTCATACCCATTGCTTCAGCCATTGCGTTAAAGTTTCCTGTGTTAATTGTTACTTGGTTCATATATAATTCTCCTTTTCTGTTAAAACGAATCTTAGTTATATCACGACACATCTACGGTGTCAAGCCAATTATCACCAATTTTTGCTTCTAATAATAATGGCAAGTTGAAATCAATATTCCACTTACGATTTACTATTTGAATTAGTGAGTCATTGGCAGCTTTTATTACACGTAATACTTTCTCCTTCTCATTTGGATGCACATCAATAACAATAGAATCGTGTACTGTATTGACTATGCATGATTGCATTTGGTTTATACCTAACATCTTATCAATGTATATGAGTGATATAGGTACGATGTCAGCAGTGGCAAAGGACTGTACAGGGAAGTTTTTGATCTGTGTGAAATATGTCACACTACCATTTGATCTACGTACCACATCTGGAAATGAGAACTCACGTCCTGACGGTGTTCGTATCTTACCTGTACCCAATGCTTCACGTGCCAATTCTTTGTGCCACTTAGCTATACCAGAATACTTCTTGGTGAACTGTTCATAGTACGCAGCTTCCGCAGGGGTACGTCCAAAACCACTAGCTCCATACAAAGGTGCGAATGTATGTGACTTCGCATCTTGTCGGCTGATCTTCTGACCTGCATCAGTTATAACTTTAGCTGTATAACTATGCACATCAAAACCTGTAGTCACTTCTTCAATGGCAGTTCTGTCCTGAGACAAGAACGCAGCAACACGAAATTCAAGTTGAGCAAAGTCAGCCTCAACTATCTTACCGCCATCCCATCGTGATTTGAACACACGCTTTACAGGGAACGTACCCCCACGAGGCATATTCTGCATGTTAGGATTAGCTCCTGACAATCTGCCAGTAGCAGTCCTGTGTTGTAGCAAGCTGACGTGCAGCTTACCATCTTGTTTTACAAAATTGTGGATACCTTCCACAAAGCTTGAGAGATATGTGTCAACAGCAGACAACCTACGCACTCGCTGTAGGAAGTGAACTGCGTCTTGCATATCACGTTGTCTAGCCACACCTTCAAGGTATACAAGTCTGTCCTTGCTTGTGGCGAAACCGTTAGCTGAAATCCATTTTGCAGTTGGGGCATTGAACTTTAACCCACCAACGAGCCTAACATTATCCAGAAAACGATAACCCACGCCACTACATCCATTACATTTGTTTGATCGTGCATATCTTGTTCCATCCTTTTTTGTTTTGAATACCTGTCCTGAACCATTACAATCAGAACAACGCTCTGCTTTTTGCTTATACAACTTCTCTGAGTTGTTGTGTACCGTTGAACGGTAGTCTGCATCAGGCATGTAAGGATCAAACAGATCTGCCCATACCTTTTTGTCTTTAGGTTTCTTACTGTAAATAACCCAAGACAATTGCTCTGGACTGTTAAGGTTGATAGGTCTGTCACCCATCAGTTCACGTACCTGTTCTTCTAGTTCACGTGTCAATGTGTCACGCTCCTGTTCAAACTCTTTACGCACCTCTTCCAAAGCGTCTAAGTCAACAGCAAACCCACGTTGATATATACGTGCAAGGTGTACTGCTAGTTGATTAGTCAACTTAATTGTTCCTTCCAGTGAGCTACACTCCTCGTATTGTTTCCGCAAACGATTGTACAGTTGTTGTGTAGCGTGTAGGTCAGCAGACAGGTAGCTGACTAACTCTTCATAGTTCATATCACGAACAGAGTTACCTGCTTTTAACCAAGCTTTCATGGTGTCCTGTTTCTTTGTCTCAAGGTCGTACCTTTCAGCACATGCCTCAAGGGACACAGGGTTTTTCTGCCCACGCTGTAATACATACTCACCTAGCATGGTGTCAAAGATTTCACCCTCGTAGGTAAAGCCTGACTCCCATAGCCACATCAAGTCGTGTGCAGCATTGTGCATAATGAGGAGAGAGGTATCGTCAAGTTTTCGTTGTACGATTAGCCTCCCTCCTGTGGTAGGTTGTTGCTCTGAGTGATCGAATGTTACAATGTCCTCGTGTCCAAGATCATCTAGCATACCCACCATAACCAATGTATTCTCTGGTTCAAACGGATCAAGGTGTAGCTTGTCGTTTCGTTTGGTCACAGTGTTTTCTATGTCGAGTGTTAGTTTCATTTATTCTCCTATAAGTCATTGGGATGCCACTCATCCCATTCATCGTCTATTACATCGTTGTCTACGTTATACACGTCAGCAAGTTCATTGTCAAACTTTTTATTATTTGCGTACAAAATCATTGCGTGTTGTGCTTCGTCAACAGTAAGCCCTAGCTTCTGCATACATGTATGTAAGGCTATCTCGTCAAATATTGATCTATGTGTCATGTAATGTACCCCCTCTTAGTTTTGCATAGAACGCACCCTCTGTGCTATTCAGAGAGGTAACTAGGTCTAGCAGTTGTTGATATGATATATAAATAATTTGGTGCTCGTTTAAACTAGATTCGTATTGTCTTAAATAAACAGTATCGTCATCACTGATAACCATTTCGACATCTTCATATCTGCCTGTTTCATCTAGTGATGTAACTACTGAGGCGTCTTTTTCAAATTCGACTGTGTACATTTATTGGCCTCCTCTTTTTCTTTGGCACGTTGACGTTCCTCTTTTGTCATGTGCCTTATTTCTTTTGATATACCTTTTTGTTTATCTATAAACCATTCCTTTATTTCAGCCATAGCTATCTCCTAGAACATAGGATTCATCATGCTAAATATTTCGTACCATGACGCACCTTCTAATGCCAACCACATACCTACAGGCACACCTAGTATAAAGAATACACACACTAGGAACGCCCATCCTAATCCTTTTGTTGTACAGTAATGCTCACTCATCGGTTATACGCCTGTAATGCTGCCCATGAGTCAGGGTATAAGTTACCCATCTCAGTGCTTATATAATTAGCAACCAGACGTGCCTCTTCCTGTGAGTCCTCACTCTGTCGTAGTCTACACATATCTGACCAAGCATCTAGGCTACCAGACCAGTACCATTCTGTCATCATACTCTGTGGCAATACCATACGTGCTTGTTCTGGTGCTACCCCTTGCTCAAGCAAATCATTGTATGCCTTTTTACACCACACCTCATGCTTTGCAAGCGTACTAATCATACGATAGGATATAGAAACCTCACCACTGCTGCCCTGTTTCTTATCGTCTGCACGTCCTCTCCATGTATTCGGAGTATGGAATACAGGCTCTTCATCCACGTACCTACGGCTTATCTCATTCCATCGTAGGAACTTATGCTTGACTAGCTGTCTCGCAATGAACACAGGGGCTTTGACATGAAACGTAGCAAAGCAATGTCCAAAGGGTGACATGTGTCTGTTACGTGCAAGATACGATATAAGTATACTGTCATTCACAGTAAGCTTGTTGTCTTCATCCCACTCACTCTTCTTGTTAAAGCTGACACGAGCAGCGTTGACCACAGTCAAGTCGCTGCCCATGCTATCTATTAATGTTACGTCTATCATACCATGTACCTCGCTGTCTTATATTCCAATTCACAATGGACAACACCATGCCATCCACTTAGTTTGTTCTTCACAACATTCAAGTGACGTTGTGTGTCCTCTTCCTCTTGCCCATCTACTACAGGGTTCTTGGCAATCAATACCATGAGGTCAGCCTCTGCTGCCTTACCTGTACGTGAACCTTCCATCATGGACTGGTTCAGTAACACCTTACCCTCTGCGTCAGCAGATAGCTGAGACATGTAGAAGATAGCACAGTTGTGAGCCTTGGCAATCTGCCTAGCATAGATAGCATTAGCTTTCAGTGCCTCGTCAGGTCTAGCAAAGCCACCTGTTCTGGCAAACTTATCACCCATATCAAGCACCACAATGTCAGGCTTGTACGACTTGCATACTGACTCCACCCATGCCATGTCACGATCAGATGCATCCTTGATCTTGATATTCTTTTTGACTGCATCATAAACGTCACGTGCTCTGGCAGGATTGTTCTTGACTTCCTGCATTGTCATGCCTGTAGCTGCTGTAAGATACCTAGCACCAACACGGTGAGAGGCTTCCTCGTTACATAACACAATACACTTTGCACCCTGATGGGCAAACCCATTGGGAGAGGCAATGAGAGAGGCGTGGAATGAGGTCTTACCTGTGTTAGGTCTAGCACCTATCTCAATCAGGTGTCCTGCATTTACGCCCTCTACCTTACGTGTCAGGCTAGGGATGTTGAATGTCCACTGTGATTCCAAGTCGTTCATGTTGAGCAACGTATCAATCTCAATGTCATCCCACTCAATGCGTAGGTCAGGTGTGAAGTCATCTGCATAACGCTCAAGCAAATCACGTAGTGGTTCAAGACTGTTCTTGTCACCGTTCACGTAGTCAAAGCCAAGGTTAGCAATGTCCTCACCCACTACCTGTTGGAACAGTTTGGATAGCACCTCTTGTGCTACGTCACCACCCATAGGTGACTCACGTTTGATCTGGTTAAACAAAGAACCATACGCCTGTTTCTGTGCCGTTGTAAGTGTGGGATTGTTTGACATGAACAGTGCCTCAATCTCATCTGGTGTAACTGTACGTTCATAGCGATCCATAGCCTTGTCGATGGCTTGCTTGATCTTACGTACATCTTTACTGAATAATCTGTCAGGGCATTTAGCACCACGATGATCATCGTAGAACTCTCTGTCCATCAAGCTTCGTATTAAT